GCCCCACAAGTTTTTAAAAAATAAAACCCCCCCCGGGAAGCCTTTTGGTCCCCGGGTAGTCTAACTTGGAAAAAATAATATGAAAAAAATAATTTCACATATATTACATTATTTCTTCGTACTACAGCATAAGCTGTAGTACTACGAATTTTGTCATTTTCTAAAAAAAAAATGACAAAATGACAACTATATATTATTTATATAGTATAACATTTCGATATACAAATACATTTTAAAAAGGAGACTATATGTCTAATTTATTTCCAGTTCAAACAGTCGCACCATTGTGTGCTAGTAAATCATATGCTCTATATAGAGAAACAGAGTCTAATGTGTATACTCTATATATTAACGATGTAATGGAAACTGATGACTTAATGGATCTTAGACATGCTCTAAATGATATTAAATCATTATCGCTAAGACATCCATATGATTATACCATTAAGTTATATATAAATGCTACTGCAGGTATGTATGCTGCGTATAAGATTTTATTCCCTGCACTAGCACAACATCGCGCTCATCTTCAAGCTCATATTGAATATGCATATGGGTATGCTGCTGTATTAGCTATGTTAGCTAAGGAAGTAACCATAGATGTAAATGCTGTATACACGCTATCATTTACATTCCTTACCCAAAGGACTAGCAGGGATGATACAAGTATTGCTCTTTGGATACATAACATACTTAAAGACAAGTTACCTAAAGAAACTATCACTGCTATTCAAGCTGGTAAAACTATAGGTTTCTCCATAGTAGAATTATGTAACTTACAGATGGTAAGTGCGGTATATGAGAACGATAAAAGAATACCAGCTAGAACATACGCGGAATCCGTTGCTGGTATACAACAGAACTAATTAGTCATTACTCTACGTAAAAGTGAGATTTTTTCAGTTGTATATTATTTACGTAGTGTAAGTATACAAAATAAAAAAAAAATCTTAAAGGAGAGTGTTATGAGTAACTTAGACGAACTTATGGTGGGCATCGAGCGGGGGTTGGAAGATCTAGCGCAGATGAAAGTCCAAGCTGCTTTTAGAGCAGAGCTAGCTGATCTTACCGCTAAACGCGACGAGATCAACGCAAGTATTGCTCGCGGTGAGTACTTGCGTCTATTAATAGACCGCAAGATAGAAATGGCCGTGTATTATAAGGCAGACAGGGATGTCTTCCATACACGTCTATTTCGAGCCTTACTTAACGGTAAGGCAGTGGTTGTCGGTATAACGCCCGATCTGACTATTAACCAAATAGTCTATGCGGATGGTCGATACGAATACGATCTAGAGGATCTAGGACATATGGCCGGTGGCTATGAGGACGTTCTCTGGAAGAGCGAGTATGCTGATGGCGTCGTTTCACCACTGATGGAAAAAGGAGACCTTGTGATCGAGGGTCTCTCTTTAGCCAGATAAGCTGAAACGGTGGATAACCGTGTTGGGAGCACGATGATACAACTCCCAAATTATTTTAACATAGCATTATTATAATAGTGCTAGATTAAGATAATTCAAATCTAAACAAAGGAGACACAATGTTGAATCTAACTCAACACGCTCTTACAGAAGAGCAAATAAAGGACGGCGCAATTGAGCCGATTCCAGAGGTCAAAGCGGGAATCCAGAAGCTGATCACGTTCGATCGCTCCGTTATGGAGCATCCAGAACAGATCTGGAACCGTGCAAAGGCATTGGTGGCCCTCATCAAGAGGGAATATCCAACGACAAGTAAGGCGATGGTCGGAGGCGCCTTGTACTTCATGCCGGCGTTAGTCCGCGAATTGAAGGAGGCCGGGATTCGGCCTTACTTCAGTTACACCGATCGCGTCTCGCAAGAGACGCATAACCCAGATGGCTCAGTTACCAAAACACTGGTATTTAAGCATTTGGGTTGGGTAGAGGCGTAAGCCTCTACCTATCGGAAGAAATTATTTTTTATAAAGGAGATAATAATGCACAGATGGTATTTCATAGTAGATGATAAATATTATTCGTGTGCTGTAGAAACTGGGTTTGTAATCAGGTACAGCACATGTATCCATCTACAGAACAATAAAAGCATTGAAGAGAATCACGATGAGTTCTTCAAGAGCATAGTCGAATTAAATCTCTATAACGTTAGCCCATCCACTAAGGATGAGTATGATGCGTTCATAGGCTGGAGAAAGAACACTAGGGTGCTATAGCACCCTAGTGTTCTATGTTAATTATTTTTTTTTTCAACCCCACCATGTTGTTTTGTAGTCTGGATCTTCAAAGTTATATAATAGTGTATATCCTTTATTAGATTTACCTGTTATAGAACTTATGTTATTTTCCCTAAGGTATATTTGTAATTCTATGTTTTTAAACTTAACATCTATTTCATTTTCATTAGGGTATGTTATATCTACTTGATTAAAATCATATTTATCTATAATCTGATTTATCTCTATGTATAATTTAGATATAGAGAATATTATATACTCACCAGGCATATTAGCAGCTTCTAGTATTTTATCTTCTAACTCTTCTATAGCTCCTATAGTAGCTAAACTATCTCCTATCAATTTACATTTAAGGTATTGGTAAATTAAATTACCATATACTTTAGTAATATATAACGCTCCTACTTCCGATAGATTTATAGTAATATCATCAGATGGTCTGTATGAATACTTATATCCCATATTTTAACTCCTTATATTCTTTATACCTAATAAATCCTCATTAACCATAAAAAAACTACCTTAGATCCTTATTAGGATCTAAGGTAGCTTATTCTTCTTAAGGCATAGTAGTAGGTGTTGTAAAATCTTGTGTAGTAACAGGACTGTTAATGTTACCTCCATTATGGAACGTAACTCTAACTTCATATGTAGTATCAGCTACTAATGATGTTTTAGGTATAAGAATATGTAACTTATCAGTTTGTGTCTTAACTTGTTCCCATACTTTCTCACCAGTATTCTTATTTATAACTACATACGTAGTAGAATCGTGGCTAGCATTAGGTCCAGTATAGTTGGTTAAACTATATCCACTAGCTGTTATACCCCAAGTGCCAGATTCCTGGTTGATAGCTACAGTAGGAGCTGCCATAGTATAACTAGCAGATCTAAACTCATAACTTTTCTTAAACCTAAAGATATTAGCTTTTACTATAGCATCTACTTTATAATCTGTATCATTATCTAAGTTAGATAATCTCATTTGTTTATTAGTAGATGTATTAGTACTAATATGTGTCCATATAGGTAAACCATTACCATCTAGTCCTGTTTTCTTAAATAGACTAAATGATGTATTTACATAACCTAACCAACTTACATCATTTCCAGTAGGATCTGGAAGTTTAATTAATGGTGATAACGTATTACTATCTTCATATGTTGGAGTTCCTAAGTTGTAATCAAATCTCTTAGTTACGTTAATAGACGAATATCGTTTCTCAGTCTTGAGTCCCATCCTAACAGCATAACCTGAAATCTCTAATATAGGATTGATTTCAGTACTACCTCCTAACCAAGCTAAGTAACTCTGTGTTGGAGTGTAGTTATACAACATTTCTTGGTTCCAAGTAGCTTCCATAGTTTCAGATGTATCTGTATAAGTTTGTATAACATTTCTAACATCTGTTGTAGTACTATCTGTTATTTTAAACTTCAACTGCCATCTAGTATACTGGATGTCTTCTCTAGTAGGGGAATTAAAGGTAGCTAACTTAATGGATAATCCTCTATCTGCTAATGTAGGATTGATTTCCATACCACCATATGCATTACTACCACCAGATAGATCAGGCGCAGGTAATGTAAATGTAACTTTACCTCTAGGAGATTTAGTATCCTCGTTGATATATCTTACTTCTACTCTATACTCTCTACCCTGTGATATAAAATCGTCCATAGGGAAAGTAGTTAGGTTAGTAGTATCATAGTTAAACTCTGCAAATAGTGCACCTAAGCTATTATATATCTTCCACTCAGATGCCATATGACTACCTACTCCATTATAAGCACTTCCTCTAATGACTGGTTGTATACCATTATCAAATGTTAACGTAGGTTTAGCTATTTTAGCTTTAGGAGTTTTATATCTACCTATAGCAGTTTTACTTTTATCAAATGGTCTTTCAGTTTGATTAGTATGTTGGGTAACATATATCTTATAGACTTTTCTAGGGTCTAATACATCATCTTCTATTTCTAACTCAGTTCTATTTATAGTATCATTAAGTTTACTTAATACTACTCTTTCATCTTCATCCTCTATGATCCAAGAGGTACTCATATGTTGTAAATCTGTAAATGTACCATAGTGTTGTAACTCTGATATTTTAATAGTAGGAAGTAAACCATTTTCTATTATATCTATAGTAGGAGTAATGATTCCTTTATCAGCTGCTTTAAACTTAACAGTATCACTCCAAGGTGAAACTATATTACCAGATCTAAATCTATATTTAACATATGCTTGTTCGTTAGCATTATGTAAATCAGGATACCAGCTATCTTTAAAAATCTTATCTTTACTACCGTCTGTAATACCAGAGAAGTTTTCAGTACTACTAGAGATCCATTCAGTTCCTTCATGTGGTCCTAGAAATGTAGGAGATGTAAGATATGGTGCTATAAGTATAGGTCCTGCAAAACTATTTTCGTCTATAGGTGTTTGTTCTATATCAGGTTTATATATAGTCTCAGCAGCTACTCTGCTTTCTCTATCTAGAAGTCTATGAAGTTCAGTTTCCGTAAGAATCAATCCTGATTTATTAGGAAGGTCTAGATCAACATTAACATCAGTACCTGCAGACTTTAAAGATTTAAAATATTCGGATGATTGGTCGTGTATTCGTAGTTCAGCCATCGCTCAACTCCTTTTATATATTGGGATTTCAAGCAACAAAATCAATGGTAAGCAGGGTTTCACCCCTGCTTACCTGCTGTTGCATACATAACATCTTTTAAATCTTCCGTTCTTGTATCAGAAAGTAAGTTGATATATTTATCAACAGCTTTCGTTTTAAGTAACGGCTGTAGTTTATCCGAAAATAAACCTTCAACTCCTTCTTTAAGTGCTAATGGAATAGATGTTAGTATAGCGACTTTAGAATCCGTATTACGTTTCTTAATCTCACCTGCTATATCTAATCCATTATACTCTAAGAACTTATCTTTATCCATAAGTAGATTGGTACCTGTAAGAACATCTAATATAGCTACGTCTACATGATGTTCCTTAATGTACTTATAAGCTGCTAAGTTAGCAAACTTACCATTACATTTAACTACCTTATAATCACCGTATGGATTATTTCCTTCTTTCTCCATAGTATTAAAATCAAAGTTAATGATAGTATCCATAGATTTTAAATCATTAAGGATAAGCAATGTCTTTTCCTTTTCAGGATTTATTATCTCTGGTTCACTAACATCTTTAGTTTTTAACATATACTCTAACAGCTCAGTTTCGCTTAGCTCATTCTCTTCTATAGGTCGGACGGATGTATTCTCTAAAACGTCACGTTCCTTACTCTCTTCTGGCTTGATGATGAACCAACCAGCTAATTTACGTAAGACAGTACCTATGAACATTTTATCTCCTTTACTGGCCTAGTATTAGTTTAACAGTTCCATGGAATATACTAGATATAAACTGGAACACCATATGTGTTGCATCCTTTTGAAGCGTAGCCATACCCCATAACGTCATAATCGTTATTAAGGCTAAAAGTATATAAGTATTGACTCGTTTACTCTTAACTTCCTCTTCTAACCTGAATATCCTCTCAGCACGTTCATCTACTATTTCCATACGATGTTGGGTTTTTTTAATAATAGATCCACACATTCTGAAAGTTTTAACCATCTCATCTACTATGATACGTCTGGTACTAGCATAGTTATTAGCTCTTACAGTAAGAAATAAATATAGCTTACTGTCCGTAGACAGTAAGTGTTCTATACTAGCACTAGGATCTTCCATCCTAAAAGCTGTTTCTAAAATAGTTTGTACTTTAGAATCTAAAAAATCAATCTGTTTGTCTAACTCATTATTCATATTACACTATCCTTATATGTAGATATAACTATATCTTAGGAAAAGTATTAAGAATAGTATGTTTCCAACTAGGAGTATTATTATACGTTATGAGTAGTAAATAAATACTTCTAGGTTCTAATCTAGTTCTAGGGACGATCAATCTGTTATCCGTACCGGTAAGATCAACTGGTTTCTCAAAAGCTAATGAACTAGTTCCATTATCAAATGCTAATAATCTAACAGTGATGGAAGTAGCAGATCCGTTTTTACCTAATTTAACATTTAAATCAGCTCCACTATCGAAGTCATAATCCATAATAGCAGCTCTTATCCTTATAAGGTTAGCATCTGTAGATTTACCAGATACATAGATAGTCTTGGTACTAACCTGACTATCATTATTAGAACTACTATGGAAAACAGCTTTGATACGATATACCGTATTATGCTTTAAGATAACATTATCAACTAGAATCTTATTCTTGTTTATTTCATCCCTTAGTCTTTTCCAAACTACTTTACCTTTTAAAGTCTCTATCCAGTAGCTAGTAGCTACATGAACAGCTTCTCCTAATGACCCAAAATCTTTACATAGGATATAAAAGCCGCTAGGTAGATGATCTTTAAAATTACTATCGGTCGTAATATGTGGAGATGAAATCCTAGATGGAAGATCCGTTAGTACTTCAACATCCTCATGGGCTTTATGTATCCAGCTTTTAAGATTACTCCACTCATGTGCTCCTTTATTAGTAACAACTTGTGCTCTAGCATAATATCTCTTACCTGGAATAAGATCCACGTGAAAAGCTATACTATGCTTGTTTATAGCATCTCTATAAGATGTAGCTACTAATGAAGAAGGCTCATAGTTTCTAGCTGTACCTAATTCCCAGTTAGTATAGATCCAGTCTAAGTTACTGGCTCTATCAATGTTGTTCAGTTTTAAAGTTGCTATCGACATTAATATATCCTATCTTTACATTTAGTTTAGATTAAGCTATCTACCCTATTATTCCATCCTTTAAGGAACTTACCGAATTTTTCAGGGTTACTTTCAGCTAGTCTCTGATACTCATATTTGCAGCATGATAAAAATTGTCTCTTGAACTCCTGTATAAAACGTTTATCTAACGTAGAAACTTTCAAGAACCAAGCTTTAGTAGCTGGACCAAATGACCCGTCTATAGCGAAGTCACTAGGGAATGATGTATCTTTAACATGGTCTCTGTATAAATAACCTAACGCTCTTTGTATACTTCTAACACAAAGTTTAGAACCATTAGCATATATACTTGCTATAGCGGGAGTAATGATTTCATCACATTGCTCTAAGCATATAGGAGCGTAATAATCCTTATAGAATAAATAACTCAGCCATAATTCCTCAGCTGGGTCTACATTAGACTGAACTACCTTAAGGTTAATATCACTCCAGTTATAACTAGGTTCTGTTATACCTACTGCAACTGCTAACTTATTATAGTATGTCCATATCTCAGCATTAGGATGTACATACTTATATATACCATAACCATTAGTTATGTCTTTCTCTCCAGGGTTACGATGTAACCTACCACCTTCTTGTTTCTTAAGCATATTTAAAATAGCTTGGAAATTACTAGGTATTGTACCTATATTTGCCATATTGACTCCTTGTATTAAAATTGGTATATCTATATAATAAGATGGTAACTATCAGTTACCATCTTTACTAAATATAATCTTATCCTCTAGTACTAACCTAACTCCATGATCATTTCTAGCATTATGTATATCTGTTAGATATACTGCTTCTAGTTTAGTACCACCTCTAGACATAATTCTACCGTTACTTACGAAAGATAGAACATAGTCGTGACATCCATTACCAGAGAAATGTTCAAATACGCCTATATTAATATTATCCATACTATCCCAGTTACGACCTATTTGCCATCCACCGTGGAATGGATTTCTATCTTTATGGTTAGGTATTTGTAAAGCTACTCTATAGATAAGCTCATTCCACTCTGAACCTTTAAATAGGTTATTAGCAGCCATCATAGTGTCGCTATGTATCTGATCTTCATCTGGTAAATCAATATAGCTAAATCCACCTCTTAGTAACCTTACATTATAAGTATGGTTATCGTTATTGAAGTTATCTATAGTAACACCATTATATCCATTAAGTTTAACATCCTTACCATAGACGCATTGTAGTTCTACTAACTTATCGAAGCTAACTCCATAGCTTATAGACATCCTATTAACTAAGATACGTTTACCGTGGTAGTAAAATGCTAATAGACTAGTATTCCTATTTATCTTAGTACCGACTGTAAGTCCTATAGCTCCTTGGAAGTCATAGTTGTTAGCATCTACAGTTCCAAAATATCCAGTATCTGTATACCTATCATATTGTAACGTAGAATATTTACGTCTAGCGAATAACCAAGGTTCTTCATAAGCAGGTATATATTCTAATACTAATCGTAATGCTTTATTACGTTTAGTAGCAACTTCACTTCCTATAGTACCATCAGCTAGACCATAACTACCTTCAGTTTCACTTGTAGTTTCATTAGCTAACCAAGTCTCTACATCCTTGTTGAAAGCTATAATATTACCAGTATCTTCTTCCCTTATGAACCTATGTAGTTCTGTATGTTCAGCTTCTGTTAGTAACCTTAGCCAGTATAGTCTTTCTCCTATACGTATAGTTCTACCTCTACCTACTAATCCTACTATAGCAAGATCGTTCCTAGAGATATTGATTATTTCTGTATCGTCATATACGTATAGTACTTTCATACCTACCATATATTTAGATACACCTGAAGTATCCTTATCTTTATATTCACCACGTTTATTACTTAACGTAGTTATACCAGTAGAATGGTTATCCTGTATATTAGGTTGTAAACCTATTTGTTTTAACAACCATTGATACGTAGGTAATGTATAACGTAAATCCTCTTCCCAGTAAGTTATACCATTAGCAGATAGAACTCCAGGTTCTCTATTAAGGTTAAGATGATTGTTAGTTCTACTATACATAGTAGTATCTAAAGCTCTCCATAACCTACCTCCATATAGAACTTGACTATCATATGGATATTCATAGGTTCCATCCCATACGCCTAAGTATTCTCTAGTGTTATTAAGTCTATCGAATGTATATCTACCATAGTACTTAGTAGTTTCATTCCGACTGTCATCTCCTATAAGGACTGTATTGAAATCATCTTCAGGTACGTCTATGAAGTTTCTTCTTGTTTTAAACTCTATACTAGCAGTTTCAGAACTACCATATAGATCACCGTGATATGTAACTTCTAATATATAATCAGTATTAGGCATAAGTAAATCATCTAGAATGATATACTCTGTTAGATAGTCTCTGTCTTCTACTCTCTCTAGGATAATGTTATCGGATGTATCCTTAAGTTTCCAAGTAGTACTGATATGTGTATCAGTTTCCATATTAGTAGCAAATGCACTACCTTTTAACGTAGGGAACTTAGGAACTTGATTAGGAGCACCTGTTACTGTTAATGTAGGTTTAACTACAAATATGTTAGGAGTAGTTATATACTTAGGTTGTGATACTGGAGATGTATAACTGTTACCTATGATTTTACCTTCTATCTTATATTTATTATTACGTTTAACACCATCTCTTACGGATATACGTAATTGTTTCTCAGCCCAGATCTTCTCTCTATTCTCTATAAGATGTCTAACTATTTCTTCAGTAGGAGGATCGTTAGGGTCTAATGGAATAACATCTCTTACTTCATATACGTTCCATACTACAGAAGCTGGACTATCTATATCACCTACTACATTATAACCACCTATATCAGCAGTTATAGTAAGACCTAGTGCTGTTACAGTTACTACAGGTTCACTTACTACTATATTTATAGTCTTGAACGCTTCTTCTACCCAAGGAGATCTATACTTATGTCCTAGGTATCTAACTCTTATCTTATAGTTAGTATTAGTCTCTATAAGAGATTTAGGTATCCTTAAGAATGTATCGTTATTTTCTTTTAACCAACGTTCTATAAGTCTATCACCTTCTATATTAGCATGGTTATAGAGTTCCCATTCCGTACCACGCATCCTATCACCGCTATTGATAGTTTCAAATGGTGATAAAGTTATATAAGGTTCCATACCTCTATTCGCTATATTGATCCTAGGAGGTCTTATACCAGTGGGTGGCATAGTTATACTTATAACACCTGGATCAGATGGTCCATATTTTCTACCTATAGCTATAATAGAAAAATCATATGTAGTATTAGGTTTACATATATCTTCAGGTACATTATAGAAGTTAGCTGGTGTAGATATAGTATGGACTGTTACAGGTCCAGTATCAGTTCTCTCTATAACAGATATTCTGTATTCCTCTAGAGTATCACTACCTCCAGTTACTTCTAAGTCTCTTATGGATATTTTAGGTTTTAACTCAAACTGTCTTACTGTAAACTTAGGAGGTAATACCTTATAGTTACCTGCGGTAAATATCTTACCTACTATAGAAGATACATATCTATTACCTACTAACGTACAAGTTACTACATATCTCTTATTAGCTTCTAGTTTAACATTAGCTCCAGATACTAAATCTCTAAATGGAATCTCTAGAGTATAATGGTCTGGATCAGTAGCTAAACGTTTAAATCCATAGTCTGGAGTAAATCCACTAGCTAACAATCTATCTACATATTCAGTATCAGCATTATTAGGTATTTCACTTAGACCCCATATGACTTCTTTTATATCATCCTGACCTTCATCCCTTATAACATCTGGTGTTAATGTATATGCACTAACTGTAAACTTAGGAGTAAGTTCGTTATCTTCCATAGTTATAGTAGGAACTTGAACTTTTAAACTAGGCATATTAACTTTTAACGGAACTGACCAAGGGGATGTTATATTAGCTATAATATAACGTAACCTTAAATAGTAGAACCCTGAACCTACTATAAGATGTTTAGGATCGAACTTAGTTATATCTTGATCTGGACATTGATCTTTAGTATACTTACGATCAAATACTATAGTACTAAAATCTTCGTTAGGGGAAGCTTGCCAGTGAGCAGCATCTACTAGACCTATGATAGCATCGTTAAGAACCGGCTCTGATGCTTTACATATAGTAGTAGGAGTTATCAGTGTCTCTGGACTTGGATAGGTTATATAAGGAAAACCTAAAACAAATTTAGTTTTTAGATTAGCTAATGTTTGGCTTAATGTTAAATCACTCAGTATGGTACCGTCTACTATATCTTCTATAGTTAATACTACATTTTCTCTTAGAGTATTACTACCGAACTTAATGGTCGTAGTAGTGTCATTCTGTTTAGAGTGTGATACTATGTTAGCTAACATTTTTATACCTCTCTTTTTGGTTATTAAATCTACCCTAAGTATAAGCAAATAAGGCTTAAGATAGGTTAAATCAACGAACAGCTCTAGGCTATACCATAGCTTTCTAGTGAAGTAATTCACATTTTACACTATATAAGGAGATAACTTATGTTAAAAGAACTATCTAGACAGCAGAAACTCTATTTGCTTAAAATTATGTGTGTAGAGTTTCCTATGGATATCATTAGTTTCTTTATAGTCCCTATTGCTTTATTATTTTGTAATAAAGAATCTAACAACTTACCTAAGATCTTTAGCTGGTTCGACGATCCTGATTACGGGATCAATGGAGATGATGGGTGGAAGAATGAACACTTCCCAAATGGTAAGAATACTACCTATTGGGCTAGATGCCAATGGTTGTGGAGAAATAGGATAGGTAACTTCTCTAAGAAGTTTTTTGGATTAAAAGTTGCAGATATCGATCCTTCTACTGTAGTAACACAAGGAGATCCTAGAGCTACTTATGTTAAAGGATGGAGAGATACATATTGTTTAGTTACTTGTAAGACTAAAGACGGTAAAGAGTATTTTGGTCTATATAAGGAAATAAGATATAAAGGTATATTTAAGAATTTCTATTGTAGAATATATGTAGGTACTAAACTTATGGATATAGCTGGTATGACGCCCGAGAACCAACATGAGTTCATGGACGAAAATGATAAGCCATATCTATTATCAGTAGCTGCTATACATCCGCTAAAGAAACTAAAGAATGGGTACAATCCAGACGTGAAAGGAATCTAATATGATTCGTTTTATACATATCGTATTTATGTTATATACAATCTTTATGATGGGATACTTAACTAGAGTATTTCCTATTAACTACGAGGCTATTGCTGTTACATATAGTGAAAAAGACCTTATGATACTCTATATGATTATAGCAGCTTGTTATGGACTATGGTTAAGGTTTGGTAACTCAAGTACGATAAAAAATGATGACGATAAATAACGATAGACAGATAGGCTAACACCTATCTGTCTATCACATATGTTTTATACTTCAAATACGTCTTCACCATCACCTACTACATCTTGAGTGGTATCAGTAGTCTGACTATTGATATTCTCTAAGATAGGAGCTTTAGGTGGGAATGGTAGAACAAAATACATATCATTATCGTCTATAATACCTTGACCTCTATGTTTACCTCTTTGGAATGTTAAACACCATTGCTTATTTATTTTAGCTTTATGGATATAGATTTCTAAATCCACCACTTGGTCTATCTGTTTAGACCCTTCTGTATAACCTTTACCTGCAATCTCCTTAACAAAATTAGCTTCGGATACCCCATTCCTTATAAGCACTTTAGCATCGACACTAAGCTGGTGAGGAGTTAGCGTAAAGATGCCTTTTGAGCTTGAATAATTTCTTAGGCGATTAAATAGATCTCTAAGAGCATTACCAGGGACACCATTATTCTCACATCCTATAGTAGGAAGCTTACTTAGGTAGTCTATGAATAATGCTTGGACTTCATAGCCTAATGCTTCATATTTATTTACAGCAGCTATAATATTATGGTATGTCCATAATGCAGGGTCTGCTCTTATTAAGATAACTTCAAAACCATTAACTCCTAATCTTTCCATAATATAGTTCTTAAGTTCATCTGGAGATAACTTAGTTAAATCGTGTTCTGTATTATCAGGTAGTTCTCTATTTTCATTATAGTATAAATACTTATACATAAACTTAAGAACGTTAGCTATTTCATCTTCTAAAGAAATATACATTATAGCAGGTTTCTTCGTTTTATCTTTAAGTATTGCTTTATTATATCTAGCTAACTGCATAACTAAAGATTGAGTAAATCCTGATTTATAGTTATGTTGTAATGCACAAGCTACTGCAAACTCAGATTTTCTAAATCCACCTTGTAGCATAGTATTCAGTTGTCTCCAACCAGTCTTAAATATACCACCCTCTTGTTTTTCTTCCAGTAACTTACTTTGTATAGTTTTTATTTCTTCTGTGCTAGATAAAGTTAATGTATCCATAAGACCTGGATCATTAGTTTTAGTTTTCTTACATAACGCTTCTAACTCGGGTAGTATCTTCATAACGTCTTCTTGAACAGACTTCTCTATCTTACCATTAGATAAGTTAAAAGATAATCTATTCAATTGTTGTATTAACAAGGTTTCGTTATAGTATGTAAGTAACTTATTCCTTAATGTAGATATACTACGTTTCTTACCACCCTCTGTCATCTCTGTATTCAACTGGTCTTTGATACTTTCGTAGTATACTAAGTTATTTCTAAAGATGATTTTTAATTCTCCTAGTAATGTAGTTAAATCATCATAGCTACTAGGTTCGTTAATCATCTTAGTTACAAACGATGTAATATCGTTATCTAGATCACCTACCTCACCGTCATATGCAAAATCTTTTTTCTTAGGTTTATTTAGGTTTATTATACTTCTTATCAACTCGCTACTATTAGCATCGTCCTTTATCCCATTCTCTCGTTCCCTATATAGTAGAACTATAGATGCTACTAGTATATCCATCTTAACCATATTATAATATACTCCTTCGTGATTATTTTTTTTTTTACTTCGCATAAAATCTCGATATATACACAAAATGTCTTATATACCTTATATATAGGAAAACTTGGTTGAATTTTGAACTAAAGCTATATATACAAGGAGCAAAAGATGAATGTTAAAATAGAAAAACCTATTTTATTTATTCCAGAGTTTCTAGCTAAATCCGGAGTTAAATATAACGAAACATTATTTAACGGTCTAGCTAATCTATTCGATATCAGTAGTAGGGAGATTATAGATTTTTACGTTAATGATGTATATCCGGTTACCAATGATAAATATCGATTAGAAACCAAACGTATACCTTGGCATCTAAGGAACGCTACTGAGCAATACATTAATTCTCAAATAGGTAGAAAGACTGTAACCTTAGGTAAAGAAGGTGAGGAACTTAAGGACCCTATATTTACTACTAACTTCTATCCTATACTAAGCGATGAAATATTTAGTTTAGAACAAAGAAAAGTTAAACTTAATATTACCAATAGTGATCTTCGTAATTTAAAAGATCTAGATATATACATTAAGAATGTAACAGGTATAGGAAACTGTCTATTAGGATACGATGCTAAAGAATCATTTGCTAATAACGAGAGTTTTAATAGTCGTGCTAAGGCATTGTTAAATCTACTAATAGACGATACAGAAGGAGACTATTGGGACGATAAAGACAAGCAGAGGCTTGTATTTGCCGATATTGTTATGAGTAAGAGGGATAAACCGTATGAGTTTATCCCTAAAAGCAACATTTTGTTTATCATACCTAGGACAGGATTTGCTAACTTACTATATAGTAATACCAGAGAGTTTTCTTCATTACTGTATTCTGATATAGTTAGAGAATATCGAAATGCATTCGGAGGTGAGGAGCTTTACGGTAGTACACTGTTTAATTCTTATTGTTGCATGCCAGAAATACGTTAAGTAGCTATTAATAGTATGGAAGGTGAGAGTTGGAAATATCTAAGATGTGGATTTTAGAGTTGTGAGATATAAAAATAAAAATTACTTAAAAGGAATTACAAAATGAGTAAGCGCAAAACTGAAACACTTACTAGTTCGTCAGATCACGACAGACTAATCAGTGCGGTAATGGGTACCCTATCTGGTAAAGAGGGTCAAAACGATAACGTTCTAAACGCAATCAATGGCGTTAGCAAAGACCTACTAGGTAAATACGCATATAACAGCGAGAGTTTGAGCGGTAATGAAAAAGCTCTAACAGAGAACAAATTCGAAACACTTATGGGTGGTATCGAAGCATCTCTACGTGGTCTTAACCAAGCTAGAAAACTTAAAGCAGACGAAGACTTTGCTCACGGTGTTATTAACCAAGAAGCTTATAACGCTATTACAAGCGGTAACTATATTACCGATTTCCAAATCGAGGCTGCTAAAGCCGCTGCTTCTATAGCTATTGCACCACGTGCATATGTTAATAGCCTAGCTGAGTCTTTTAAAGAAGCTGGTAGAACTGATGCTAACTCGTTCGTTACGAACGCTGAAGCACTAACTGATGGTATTTCACCAGCTGATCTTATCACATCTTACAACGCAGAGGCTTTTGAAGGTCAAGCTCTTGATACAGTATTCTACGCATCAATCGCTCTAACTGTAGCTACTGCTAAACAAGATGATTTTGCAGATGCATTCTTCCCATCTATTTTGCTACCTGCTACAGATGCGTTCTACGAAGTAGATATTGATATTGATTACTTTACTTCAGATTACAAACACTTGCTAGCTGCTGGTAAACGTGATCTAGATGATAAACTACCTCTATGGAAAAACATCTTCAATAACGAACTACTAGATGATAACAAACTAGTAATTAAACCTGTCGAGGCTAACGATACTACAGGTGATTACCTATTGAAAGATGCTAAATACGCTGTATCAGTACGTGGTGAGGCTTATGACTCTGCACCTTATAAGTTCGATTCTCTATGCGATATCCTTATGCTTTGTAACACAGCAGGTGAGGTTCGTTCTTCTAACGTAAGAGATTACACAGATAGACTAGATAGAGCTATCAGCTTGAAAAACATCTATATCGGTTATGAGAATAGTGCTAATGATAAACTATACTACAGAATCGATATGGCTAACAGACCTAGAACTATCTTCAACGTTCCACCTGAAGGTAATGACCAAGAGCTAGAAGTTAGCTTCGATGGTATGGTAACATTGCATACTAAGAATGCTAAAGACTTCCGCGACAAAACACCAGGTAACAACTTTGTATTCGGTTCTACTATCGCAGCTTTACCAGATGCATACTCTGTAACATTTAGATTTACAGTTAACGGTCGTGTATCTGTAGCAACTTCTGGTATTAGCTTAGTAGCTGGTAAAATTGAACCAATCGAGATTGTTAAACTAGGAACATCTGGTAACCCTGATACAGTTATAGCTCTTAACTCAACTGTAGGTACTCAGATCGTTACAGTACTTAACGGTCTTAAATTTGTAGGTTATGATCTAAATACATCTGTAACTAACAGTAACTTTAGACATCGCGGTCTAATGGTAACTCGCTTGAAACAAAAAGTAAGAGCATACTGCGAGTTCAGAAGCGGTCTAACTATCACTTCACCACGCCATAACCTATTCGGTGGTCAAAACGATGCTATGACTACTACAGTAGAGACTCAAGCACATGTTATCAACTCTATGATGAGTGTTGGTGCTGTTAAAGCCCTAACTGGATTTGCTAATAACCTAAAAGGCGTTCAAGAGTCTCACGGTCTAGCTAGATTCCAAACACGTACTATTGCTACACACATGGTATATCCATGGTATAGACATACTGCATTGGATCTAACTACTCTAGTAGATAGCTTGGTATCTACCGATAAACGCGATAACATCGCAGCTGCTATCTGGAATAAAATTGCGGATACAGTAACTATTATGGCTAATGAGTCTAACTATGGTATTCTTTATAAGAAACTATACAGAAACTCTAATATGACAGTAGTTATCGGTACTGATCCATATATCGCTATGTACCTTGGTAAATCTCTACAAGATGGACAACATGGTTCTGTAACTTCAGGAACATTCCCTCTAACACACGAGATTGATGCTAAGATCGTAACAACATTCAACGAGCTAATGGCCGGTAAAATCATTATCTCATTCGTTGTTAACAACGACCCTGAGAGAAACAAGATTCCAAATCCACTAACATTTGGATATAGCCTATATACTCCACCATTCACTCGTGAGGTAGCTGTATATAGAGATGGTTCTAACCATAATGAAGTTCATATCGATCCTCGATTTAGCTTTATTAACTCTCTACCTATTATGGCAGAGTTCACAATCAGCGGTATCCAAGCTGCTCTTGCGAAAAACACATTCAACCACCACTTGATCCCTTGATATGTAAATATCAGGTTATCATACTGGTTCATATGTTACCACTCAGTAGGACTTATCCTACTGAGTGGGTATTTTTATTTTTGGTTATAATGGACAGATGAAATCAAATCAGGGAGTAAGAAATGTTAGTTAGTACACATATAGATTACAGTAAGCAAATAGCCGAGATTAAAAGACTTCGTATAGAATTAGAAGACGTGCGTAAGTATTGGACTTATACGGAGAAATATGATATCATTTTAGCTACACACTATTTTACTAGTATGCTAGGTGATATGGTAGAGTATAATGATAGTTTTCTAGGTGACTTCCTTAGAACAACTGAATATAGATTTCGTAAGATATTAACCAAAATAAAAAGTGAAAATAGGGAAATAATCAATGCATAGCACTATGGGATATCCCATAGTGCTATGTTTACAAGATGAACTTCTTAAGAGGTTAGATTAGTAACCTCAATATACTATACTATATGACTAATTTATAACCATATATTATTTATATAGTATAGTATTTAGCTATACAAATATTTTAAACAGAAAGGAGACATTAACATGTCTACAAACATCATTTCACAGTCGCATGCTACTACGCTTGCTTATTTACTAGAAAGTTATATAGAGAGAAGTAACCTCCTTATAGCTTTATCCCTTGTTGAGACTAGCCATACCGATAGGCCCTTTGAAGGAACTATCACAGCTAAACGCAATAGGGAAGATATATTAGCTAGAATCAAAGACCTTAAGAATGATATAGCTAATAGTATGGAACATTACAGAACAGAGTTCATTAACCGTATTGATCCTAATAATGATTCTACAGGTTCTGATATACTATATAAAATAGACAGGAACCTAGAGATACTTATTAAGCAACAAGGTAATGAACCTATAAGTAAAGAAGGGTTCGTTAGCGAACGTAAGTTCGCCCATATAGATCAAGTAGAGATTCCTTACACTATGAACGTAACCAACACTAGAGGCAATATGTTCTCTGTATTACTGTATAGCGATGGTACGATTGACGTTCAGTATGTATACTACTGCGTTGATAGTAAAGGTGTCGTTGACTACCTAACTAAGGTACATAACGATATATCCGATAAGTTCAGTAAGGTAAGTAGATACAACGAGCTTATCTATAGGATAATTCAAAACACTATAAGTATTAAATACCTAGAAGCAAAAAGTCCTGAAGATGAGAATCTAAGATCCAATAAGAAATACAATGATCTTAGGAATACTCTAATGTTCTTAAAGATTTCTCTAACTAAATGGGGAAATGATGGTAAGGTAGTAGGTGATGCTATCGAGGAACATATAGATAATCTATACTTGGATTATCTAAAGGATAATGAGTCAGGAGATATACTTAGGCCTACGGTTAAGTTAGCTTATGGCACTACTTATGAGTGCATGAGCTACAAAGTGTGTTTAGAGGATTTTAGCGTAACGTTTAAATGTTACGATAATGGTTTCAGGGTAGAGCTATGAGTAATATAGATAAAGATACGTTAGCTTTACATATGTTTATAACAGGTGTACAAAAATGTATCCTAGATATCGTCGAGAATGTTAATAGTATGGCGATCGATCTTTATTCACCATCTATTAGTATGCTTAAACGTGGATCGGACTATAGGGGAATTAAAGGTAGTAATATCTTTACTTCTAGCAATATTGTAGATAAATTCACTTCACTTCTGGATACAGTTGAAGAAGCTGACCCAGATTTATACTATGGTAAGATGCATATGAACATAACAGTTCTACTAGATATATGTTATCAGTTAGCCGATATGATTGCAGAACATATATCTAGATACGCATCTATCGAAGAGAAGTTATTTACATTTATACCTACTAAGGTTGATGTCAATTTACTTCAAGTAGAGAAAATTAACGGTGAGATATTCCCTATACATCTAGGTAAAATAAACGTTAATTCGGATTTAATACCAGGTGATATGGTAATATCTTATTTCATAAACGATGACTTCCATATTTATTTAGAGCAAATGAGATATGGAGCTATAGTATCATAAGGGTTAGGGATATCCCTAACCCTTATGATTTTATTTTTACTAATTAAAACATATAACAAAGGAATAACAATGAAACAGAGACAGTGTGATAGGATAGTTAATTTTCTAGAGTATGCATATCTATGTGCTAAGAGACAATATATCCTAGAAAATACAGACCCTATGCTAGCTACAAAAGCTAGAGAGTTTGATAATAAAATACTCGAAGAACTAGAGAGTCGTGTTAAAGAAGATATGGATATTTTAACATATACTAATCTTATAAAAGCTAGAATGGTGTTGGAGTATAAGAGTAATCTTACATCCCAGTTGCAGATATCGGATAATCCATACGATAAAACCATGCGAGATATGAGTGTAATGGATAAATATGGAAACCTTATTGTTATCCATATTCTACTTACTGGTGGTATCACAGTAGCAGGTAAGTTCGATATAGAAGCCTGCATAGCAGATGATGTTAATAACGATGAGATTTCAAAATATCTACTTATCCTAGGTAATTATCTTAAGTCATATTTACAAGGTAATGACCAACAGGATATGTACCTTAGTATATTAGATACTATAAGGCTACTGGATCCGCTTATGTATACCTATCATACACCTAGGTTTGAAGAGCTTACGGAATATGCAGCGTTCTTTAGCACTCTCGTATTCGAGAATGATAAGTTCTTTCCTTGTGATGCTAATTATAGAAAGAACTTATTTGTACTAGATGAGATAGAGGATGAGAATTACTATGTGTATATTAAATCCCTAGATAAACTATGCACGATTAAATATAACAGTGATAATAAATCATTATCCTTTAGTCTATCAGAACTAGACGAATAAAGTAACACAGGGAGTAACCATATGGTTACTCCCTGTGCATCCATTAAGGATTTTTTATTTTTGATAGTATTGCAAGTACTATCCTAGGGTTCCTCCTAGATCTTGTAGAGAAAGGAGGGTATGATAGATGTTTAAACCAGCATTTAAACATTATGTAAAATTAATCATTGAATTAATTAGAACTATCAGACTTTTAGTCGAACTAGTTATAATATTCATAAAGTGATTAATTAAGGAGTAGAGTAATCTACTCCCCTTCCTATACGTAATGTGCTGAATAGACAGATATCAGAACACTCTAGAAAACAACTCAACACTGTAGACCTATATAGGTCTACAGTGTTATTTTCTCTTTAAGTTCTTCTAAAGTAGGAGCTTGAAATAAGGTAGATACATAATCTATCCTATTAACCTTACCAAACATAAAATTAATATTCTTATGCTTAATAGTATCATTATCAAACTCTCCGATGGTTTTAAGTTCTCTAGATGTTGTATCTTTAGATACATTTGCGCTTAGACCATCGTTAGGGTATCCTGACACTTGGTCACTATCGGCCGATGAAAGTCTTATTTTTGTTGGTAGATTTTCGCATCCATTAATAAATCCATATCCACCATCCGCTACTGTATCTATAGGAAGCGCGATTATCCAGTCTGCCAGGTCCTGATATATACCATTTTCATCCGGTTCAGTCTCTTCATCATCCTTAGCTATATTAGGATCTCTAGTTCCCATAACATAACCTTTCTCTAAACAGAAATAATGCATATTCATCATTATTTTCTTAGGACCTGATTTGAACATATCGTAATGAGCCATACCGGACAATGGTCTTATCTTAGTCTCAAGGTCTTTAGTTTCTCTATCTATAAACTGCATACCATAAGCATCCCATTGGTTATATACTACGTATTCTAATGGTCTATTTTTAGACATAAAATAATGCCATTGTTCTCCAAAGTATTTATCACTTACATCATCTGGTATTTTAACTTTACCATAGGAATCTCCTAAGATAAATTTACTTAAGTTATCGAAACCATATCCACCAGGAACTCTCTTACCTCCAGACCTTACAAAGTTATAAGTGCACATTTGATCTATTATATAGAATGTAGATGGAGTATTAAATATAGACCATCTTTCTTCAGGCCCAGAGTTCTTAGGTTTACCAGAAGCTGATACTGCTCTAGACTGTGATTTCTTATAGTAGAAATATTTATACTCAGGTTTCAATCTAGGATCTGAGAATATATCCTTAGCATCTACTTCAAATAGCTTAGCACGGTCTACCATATGAGGTATATCGAAGTCTACATTCCATACTGCTAGGAAATCAGGTTGCCAAGTATGAACCTGGTTGATACATCTCCTTATAAGATCTATTTCAGTATCACATACCGTATATATAAAGTTAGTTCTATTAGCTACTTCTTTATCTGGAAAATACTTCTTAGCCATCTTTTCTAAAATCTCTTCTACTTTATTAGTATGTGGTAGAAATGATTTTAATATAAATGTTGATATAGTATTCCTACAAGTTACTGTAGCTACTATAACTTCTTTAGTATCTACGAATATCTCAATATCTAATGTAACTACTATATTTGGAGTTATAGCAGCATGAGGATATCTCTTCCTATATAGATAAGCAAGTTCATCTCTACCATCTATATCTAACCCATAGACATATGGAGACCCTGCAACATCCCTCTTATACTTACATCCTACATATCTACCGCCTAGTCTAGTAGCTACTTCTTTATATAAATCAGATTGAGTGGCTCTATAACTATTTAAGTTTTCTAAAGACTCAGATTCTTTCTTATCCTTATGATTCTGTTTATGTGGTTTAGTAATCCAAAACTCACGTTTAAAATTAGCTATAGGTTTAAAGTTACGTATTTGAGTTCCATCTTTATACTGGTAAACTTCCATAACGTAATGCATATCAGGTCTAGCTAACATATCATCCTTAGGAACCCATTGAATGTTCTTAGCTTCTATACCTATAAGACCCCCATAATCCGATGGGTCTGGTAGAACATTAGGTTTTATAGTTACCTTATAATCTAATATCGTTTTTATATTCTGTTCATTCACTCGTTACCTCCTATCCTCTTAGTCTATAAAACCCTCTAGAGGGATAAATATGTTACAGGTAAGAGAGATAACCCTCTTACCTGTAAGTATAATGGTATCTAGTTGTATTATTAGCATACAACTTTTCTTCTTTAAGAGACTTAAGTAATTCTTCTAGGTTCATAGCTACAACATCTTCGTGTTCTAAATGTCCATATAGAACCATAAGTCTATTACGTATCATTTGTTTAATATAAGGATCCATAGTTTGTTTTAACTTAAGGAATAGCATATTAATCTCTTCTTTTATACGTAACTGTTTCTGACGTTTAAGAGTTTCGGATATACCTCCAGCATCAGTAGTATTTTGAACTTTAGCTTTTAACAACACCTGTTCGTGTTCTATACCATATATAGATAAGTTCTTACCGTTAACTAGGAACCAATACGGAAGTAACCAGCTGATAACGGCATCATCGTGTCCACCTTTAGGATGGTCAATACGACCATTATTATTAACTAATGAAAGTAACTGGTCTATAATCTCAGCATCCCTTACACAATCTGATGTATATCTAATAGAACTGTTAAAGGTATTAGAGTATAGATTATCTCTAGACATTCTACCAGAACCAGAAGTTCTATAACCGAATAGCTTTCTATATTGTTCGTAGGTATCTTGTTTATAACGTAGACTTAGGTTCATAAAGTCTTTATACTCAGGATTGGTTTCCATATCATTAACTACTAAGTTAAAGATACGTCTGAATGGATCATGTCCTTTAGCAAACATAATATCTATAATATTATCTACCATAGATACTCCAGTAGACTTAGTCTCTGGAACTAATGTTATATTAGGATACTTAATAAGTAACTCTGCTAGGAACCTTGATAACGTAATAGAGTTAGTATCGTTATAAGAACCAGTACCTACAACTTCACCAGTTACTATATCTCTTATACATATATTAGTACCATCAGCACCTATAAGCTCTGAACTATCTAGACCCATAACTAAAGTTCTATTACCTAGGTTATTTTCTACTTCAGACTCTGGGATATACCATCTAGTTAAATATCCTTCCTTAGATATAGAAGTATATTTAACTTCCATCTTAGAAGCATTGATAGCTTCTCTAGATTCTTTAGATATAGGAGAAGTAGCTGAACCTTGAGACCACTTATTGAAAAACTCAGCTTCTATCCTATCTTTATCTGTAATCTGAGCTTCTAATATACGTTCTCTTATCCACTCATCTGTTTTACCTAGTTGTCTATGGTTAAACTCTACTAATATCTGTACCCTACCAGATTTACTATTTTTCTTAATAGTCTCGTATAGATCTTCTTCGTCTTTACAATCGTAAAACTTCTCATCCCACCTTACACAGTTATCGTATATAGTTTTAAAATATCTACCTGATTTTGTATTTAAATATCCTGGTGTTGTAGTAAAAGCATTATAATATTCAGAGTTAGCTGCTTTAGCTCTTTCTCTGGCAGCGCCTGTAGCTGCTAATGCTACTGGTAATGAAATATCTACATTAGGTATAAACGGACCCTCATCTGCTCTTAGTATAGGTAACGTAGTACCACGACCTACTTTTAACGCTCCCTGTTCAGACTCTTGACCAACCATAGTATCTAACCTATTAGAATAAGCATTGATAGTTATATTCTCAGAGTTATTGGAATCTGATTTTGTTATAGGATTAAAATACCAAGGTAATGTTTCAAATAGGTCTTTTATAGCTCCTATGTTTTTAACACGTAATGAGTTGTCTTTAGTATAAAGACCCATTTTAACGTTAACCTTAGTAGAACCTACCCATACAGTATCACCATCTGCTATAAGAGATTTACCAGTTTGACGTGGCTGTATAAGTAATGTAGTAACATGGTTCCTACATAACCATACATAAGCTATATTAGCTCTGTTAAGATCTATACGAGTACCATTGATAGAACCTGAAGATTTAACTCTTATTATTTCCCTAAAGAAATACCAAGGGTTATCTATAATCTCAGAAGTTATTTTATTTATAGTATTAGCATCTAGATCATTACTAAACGGATCTACTCCCTGTAATGTAGGATCGTGTAATGCCAATGGAAATGCATAGTTTTTAATTCCCATTTCTTTATATAGTAAAGCTAACCGTATAGCGGATTTATTCTCTGTTTTTAAATCTATAATAGCACTAGGATGTTTTTTCCAGTCATCTGCAAATAGAATCATTATAGTTCCTTAATATGTTTAGTCTATCGTTAAAATGGTTGATGCAACTATATAAAGGTAAGGAAATAAGCCATATGAACAACCAAGATACTAAAAAATTTCAATGGAGTAAAGAATATAAAGAAGCGTTACTTAATGTTGCTAAGGAAATAAGTAATGTATATAATACTATAGATAGAACTATATTTGTAGCTATGCCTGGAGTTAGTAATAAATACTTAGACCATTATTTACTCCAAATACAGAACCTAGTTACTACTAGTGAAAAGAAGTATTCTATAGGAAGATTAGGTCTAGAGGATTGTGATTGCTATATAAATAAAACTAATATACCAAAACGTAATTATGTTGTATTATATAGGAATGCTATAGTAAAGTTTCTAAATAAAACCTCTAAAGATAAGATTGTAGTTATAGATTACGTAGATAGTATAATAAGCGAATTAACTAGTTTAAGCTATAACTGTATACCTATAGTTATGAAACCTAATCTATACTCTATATTAACTAGTAGTATGTTAAAACCTAAATCTAAATATAATCCTATTTTCTTTACAGAAGAAAATTGTAGATATTGGGTACGTAACTTACTAGGAGAAGCTATAGATAATGAACAGTATTATTATGTTGTAGCAGGAGCTAACTTTGAGCTTATACAGCTTAGAATGTTAAAAGGAAAGAAAGGTGCAGTCGAAGATATCATACTTAGTTCTATCTGATATACATTTAGGACATAGTAAAAATAAAACAAATAATATAATCAATAACTTAAACCACTTTTTCAAAACCTACCATAAGGAAATCATTAACTGTGATATTATCTTTATAGCAGGTGATGTATTTGACAGATTATTAACAACCAAGTCCATAGAGTATAGAAGCTCTATGGCTTGGTTATCTAATTTATTATTATTCTGTAAAGAGAATAATATAATCTTACGTATCCTATATGGAACACCTAGTCACGATATGGAACAAATATCAGCCTTTGAAGAGATAGCTAAGAAGTTATATCCAGAAGCTGATTTTAAATATATACATACATTATCTATAGAACATATAGATAAATTAGATATAGATGTTCTATATGTTCCAGATGAATGGAGACATAATGCTTCTGATACTTATAAGGAAGTTAAAGAGTTACTTAAAGAGAAATCTTTAGTAGAAGTAGATATAGCTATAATGCATGGATGTTTTAACTACCAAATGCCTATGGTTAAAGAGAAATCATTTTGCCATAATGAATCTGATTACTTAGATATAGTAAGATACTATATTAACATAGGACATATACATACATCCTCTACATATGAGCGTATCATAGCTCAAGGTAGTTTTGATAGATTAGCACATGGTGAAGAAGAACCTAAGGGTGGAGTTATTTGTTATATTAACTCCGATAGGACTATGTCCTTTAAGTTCCTACCTAATATCCATAGTTGTATTTTTAAAACATTAGATTATACTAATAAAGAAGAAGCTAATATATTAGTAGATCTTAAGAAGCAACTAAGGAACTTACCTAAGTATAGTCATATTAGGTTACTAGTAGATAATAACAATAATCTTCTTAAGAACTTAAGAGATCTTATAGCTAGTTATCCAGATTACATTATTAAGTTTAAAACAGATACAGTAGTGAATAACAAGGTTAATATATTAGAAGTAGCTAAGTTTGAGACATTAACAATAACTCCTACTAATATAGAATCGTTAATGCTATCAGAGTTATCTAACCTAGATAGTAACCAACTTAGCATATTTAAAAACGAGCTGAAATTAGCTATGGACTGTATATGACTTAAATATAGCTATATATTATTTATATAGTATGCATAATTAAATTATTTAGGAGAAAAGCATGTTGGAACAAGTTAACTTCGTTTATCCTATGGAACCTGGGATATATAAAGTAGCAGCGTTACCGGAGAAGAAGAATAATCAGCCTAATGGACCTACCAGCTTTACGGATAGCTTAGGCTACGGTTTTGTATATGTTGGTTCTGAATATAAAGAACCTAATAAGCTATACGGTAACGTAATAGAACGTAGTACGTATATATGGAACAACTTCGTTAGGAACGAAGCAAGTTCTGGCGTATTACTTACAGGTCAGAAGGGTGGCGGTAAGATGAGCCGAAACAGTTCCTTAGTTAGAATACCTAATGGATGGGAACAAATAGGTAATCTTAAGGTAGGCGATACTGTAGTAGCAGTCGATGGTTCGTATACTAGAGTTAAAGGTGTATATCCACAAGGTATCAAACAGTTATATAGAATAACATTTGCCGATGGTAGAACACACGATTGTGGAGCAGAGCATCTATGGGATGTGTATAAGATACATACAGTAACTGAAGATACATATGGTAACAAGTTACACACTGTATCTACAGCTGAAATGATATCAAATCTGAAAGCTAATATATCCTTATATATCCCGTTAGCAGAGCCTGAAAGGAATACTACTAAAGATTTTAGCATTCCGCCGTATGAAATGGGTAGAAAGATAGACGAGGATGCGGATGATGATACTGTTACCAATGCGGATATAAATACACTAAATGAATATCTTAATGGTAGTAAGGAACAACGTTATGAGTTATTACAAGGATTATTATCTAATGGAAATGAAAATATGGATAATAAGCCTATATATTACACAACCTATAGCAAGGAACTTGCTAAGATCATTAGGACATTAGTTTGGTCATTAGGCGGTATGGCATTTGAGAGTCACCGCCTAGGCGGTAGTAAAATGATGGTATATGCATTACGTATAGAACTACCTAACTTATCTAATCCAAAACATGGACTATTACCAGTGTTAAGGATTGAAGAGATAGATAAGGATCATGCTACTTGTATAGAAGTGGAGCATCCATCCCATCTCTATGTAGCTGAAGATTACATAGTGACACATAATACTGTAATGGCTAAGCATTTAGCGAATATTGCCATTTCTAAAGGACTTAAAGTATTCGTCATAGCAGAGATTAGAGTAGATAGGAAACTTATAAGTTTTATATCTGGTCTTAACAACTGTGTTATATTCATAGACGAATTCTATAAGGTTATAGGTTGGCAATTTCAAGATGACTTCTTGTCTCTTATGTCGGATAAAAATAAGAAACGATTATTTATCCTAACTGAAAATGAGCTATCTAATATTAATAGGTTTATCTTAGATAGACCAGAGCGTATTAGATACCATTACGAGTATTCTACGTTAGACCCTAATGTAATCAAAGAGTTCTGCAGAGATTATAATGTTCCTGAAGACTTTAAGAATAAACTACTTAAACTTAATATGTCTAATAGGAACTTTTCTTTCGATCATTTACACGCTCTGGTTACAGAAGCTATCAATAGCGGTAAGTGGGATATAGAATGGCTTATAGAGATAATGAACGTTAAATCTTTAAAGATGAAAGAAATCAAACGTCCTATCAAAGTATGTGCAGTGGATACACCTGAGATATTCGTAGAGTTAGAACCATCCCCTATAGACCAAGATCTAGGAGTAGTTAAACTAGGTAACTCTATGTTACAAGCTAATTACCTAACTTGGAAGAAACTTGGAGATAACGAAACGATACCAGAGCCATTACTAGCCAACTATAACTTAACTAAAGAGAAGATAGATAAGTTCGAGGATAAGATGTTACTTTTAGAGAAAATAGAGAAACAAGCAGGTAACCTTAACGCTGATGGATTACTTCCGGGTAACAGATGTAGAAACTACGATTTCGATAACGGTCAACAGCAGGTTACTGATACTCCTACAAATATTATCAAGGTTAACTTCTCTCCGGAGTTTATGGTTGGTATGGACGATGAGTATTCGATATACGTAGATGTAACGGGTAACTTCAAAGTCTATATAGAGACTAAGAAGTTAATATACTAATCATTGGTGACTAGAGAACAGCTATAGTACTGAGAGATATAGCCTAGTTGAACAAATCTGAGTGGGTAGGTAGCTATGATGCTACCTACCTATATAATTTTATTTTAAAAGGAAATATAAGATGGAACAACCAAATATAGCTGTAAGGATGTTAGTAGAAGTACTAATAGAAGATACAGAGTTTGTAATGGAACATTTACCTAAATCCACTATGGTTGGTAAAACTGAAGAAGAGATTAGAGAGAATGTTTATCCTATCCTGAAGAAGTATTATGACTCTAATGTTAAGGAAGATGATATTAAGCATCTTCCATTCGAGGCTAGTAAAGTATCTGGTCTTAATAAAGAGTTAATCGTTTTCCTAGAACACGATGGATTTAGGATTAGCTCTGAGCACATTACCCAATTCTCAGACTCGGTTACTAGTATGGTTACTGTATACTACTTTACTAGGATAAGGGAAATACTTATGAAAAGAAAAGAGGGTGAAGAGTTACTCCGAGACGAAGAGCTGTATCTGTTACTTAAATGGATAGAAGCTATGAATCTTCATATCTATCTAGAAGAAGATAATGAAAAGACAAGACACGCACTACAGTTGTATCTTATTAAGACTGTAGCGCATCTCTCCTATACCCTTATTAAACGTGCTATCCCAGAGCTCGCTAAGATACGAGACTCTAATTTAATTCTTATAGGTATAGAGATAGACTATAGAGAGAACTGTTTCTGGGTGGTTTATATAGAAACCAAGGATCTAGAAAAATATTTAAAGGACAATAATGAGTAAAAGCACGTTATGTAAAATAACAGAAATTAATAGATATGTAGAGCCAGGAGATGCTTCAGATCTTGAGGTAGCTTGGAATACATTTCTTAAGGTATTAGAACATACCTATGGTGCTAAGGTTCCTGAGGGAGAACATGAACCATCCATTACTATGTTTTTCGTAGGAGGCGATCTAGCTAAAATACTTACTACATTTGTAAATAAATATAAAGTAGCTGATATAAATAAGAAAGC